TACACATGGGACTTTGATTTTTGTAAAATGTGGGGCTAAGTACATCAAAGCTTGTCCTATAATACTAGCTCCTCGAATCATTTGGTCCATACAGTTAGCCATATTAGACCTAGCTAACTCATCATGAATATCTCCACTAATCATATCACCTAACATAGGTATAATTAGTTCATCTACTGGGGCTATCTGTCTTCTATAAGATGCGTGTTTTAGTATTTGGTTAGCCCAACCATACATTCGTTTATTAAAGACATCCAAGTTGTATTCGTTCAGTCCTCTCATCTGGTCTTTATACACTTGTTCACCTACATGTGTATCAGATAAAGGAGTAACCATAACTTGCGCTTGATGCCCAAATGGGGGTGTGTCTGAATTATTTAAATGTTTTAAGGGGACCGCTGGAAATGCTTTTGTATGTTCTTGTATGGTTTCAATAATAAGGTCTTTTTTAGTAGTATCCTTTAAAGACGTTTGATAAAGCTTTTTATAAAAATCAGCTTCGCTTTTATGTGTAGCTATCTTTTTATCTAGTCTAACTCTTTCAGAAACATTATCTCCTAGAAGTAAGACCTCGTCCTCTTGTTCTGAATGTTCTTTGTCGTACCACCGCTGAATTGTTATGCGGTGCGCTTCCACTCCGTGCTCTTCCAGTAACCATTTGCTGATTGCTGTCCACGTCGCCCCTAAGCGCCTTCTTTTTATTATCTCGGATTTTACCTTCTCGGGTATCGTATTCAAACTCTATTCTCCTTACTAATCTTTTACTACAGGTTACACACTGCAAATCATCATCTTCATTAATAAACATGTGTCCATTACACTTAGGACATAGTTTAGCATATAATGAATTATTTTTCAACTTTTCTTACTTAAATGGGACTTCTTCTGTTTCTTCATCTAAAGCCGGTACTTCTTGGGCTTCCTTATCTTTTGAGCCCCCCGCAGCTAAAGAGTCGTATTCATTAGAACCCCATCTTTTTTTATAATCTATTCTTGGAATTTGTGGGTTTATAGAGTCTCCGCTAGAAAATACGGTAGCTCTATTTTTATATTCTTTTTCTACCCAAGTAATAAAATCAACTATTTCACTTTTTTCCATTGATTTTCTTTCTGGGGAATTGTTTGTAACAAAATCAGCTAATTTGTCTATACCTGTTTTTTTCGTACGTTTTTTTCTTTTTCCACGACTTCCGTAGGTTGGGGTAAAAAACCCTGAGTTTGATGACACTGCAACAGTCCCGCCAGCATCTCCGAATCCGCCGCCACCGTCTCCACCCTCTTTAGAAAGAGTTTTTTCGTATTCATCATGCCATTGAAAATCAACCGCTTTTTTATCCTGCATTAATTTAGTGGCATATGCAATAGCATTTCTTAGACCATCATCGTCATAAGAAAACTTCTTACCATTCACTTGTCCTTTATTAAGTTTGGTCATCGTCTATATCAATTTTTGTAGGTTCCGTTGCTTTGGGACCTTCTTGTTTGTTTCTGCTAAATCTTGTTGCGTCTCCGAATATTGCTTTTTCTACATGGACTATATTACTTCCAGATAGATTTGCAACATAATCTGTTTTGTTATCTACAAACCATATCTTATCCATTTCAGGAGACACTTGTTTTATTATAGGCATAACAAACCCTTTTTCATTCAAGGATTCAACCCAATTCTTAGATAAATAAATATTTTTAGACCTAGCTTCTGCCCATTCGTCTATATCTCGTTCTTCATCTGGAGATTTGTCATGCCAGTCTGGGGTGACTCCACCAGTTCTTCCTTTGAACTTTCTTTGTGACGGGGGTTTATAAGCTTTCTCCATGTCTTGTATTGGTTCACCTTCATCAGCTTCTGAATCAATCTCAGTTTGCATCTCCTCTTGCTGCGCAGCCATTTCCTCTTGCTGAACCATTTGTTGCTGCATTTGTGCTAAATTCAATGCTTGTTGTTCTGCTTGCATTCTAGCTAGCTGTACCGGTTTTCCGCTTATCATAAACTCAGCGTCATATAAGTCAACGTCTTGCTCTTTCAACTGTAGGTCAAACCCAAGTTGTGCGAATTGATTTGCAATTGAAATTCTTTGTTGCGCTAACGCAAGTCTAGTGGTGTCAGCTTTTTCCTCTGGTTGAGGTAACTCAAGTTTATATCCTTCTATTCCAAAGGCTTCTATAAGTTTAGGAAATACTTTTTCGTGGAATAATCTCTGGTCACCTTCAACAACACGACTCATAACTACTAGTTGTTGTGTTTGTGTGGATAACCCACCAAACGCCTCCGGAGCACCCTGCCAAGCAGGAGTAACACCCCACATAGCTGCCACACGTTCTCTAATTTCATCTCTAACAGGCAAGTAATCCATTTCATTTAAAGTGTGGAATAGCCTTACCATGTCTACCCTACCTCTTTGGTTTCTAGCAGATACTGCTACCATAGGTATGTAGTTAGGGTCCATTCTTGTCTGAGCCGCAATGTGTTCTCTTTCTCTACGCAATGACTCAGGGTCATCAGTAGTTACCATTAACATACTAGCAGGCATTTTTCTTTCGTAGAAATATCTGTATATATTTTTATCCATACCTACTAAGGTCAAAGCTTTTTCAAATATAGTAAGTATTGGTGACCACCCATATGTTTCAGATGGTGAGAATTTTGAAAGATGTATAATCTCTTCATCTGTAAAATATAAATGAGAGTTTCTATGGTAATACTTGTACATAGCGGGAGCCATTTCAGCATTACAATCGTCTTTTGCGCAGGTCCCCTTATTCTCAGCAACCACTTCTCGGTGTACTAAACATAGCCAGTGGGCATTCTTAGGTAACCCGGCTTGGTCTAAATCAAACTCAACCAAGGCTGGGTTCAATCTCCGTATCTCTCTAAGTCTAGATGTTATTTTACCTTCGCCCTCATCTTTATATTCCCTAGCTAAATAAATAAACCCATCATCAAGGGTATTTACATCGTGGTGAAATTGTCTAAGAACTTCTTCTATAGATTGGTCAAATAGGTTACAGTCGGCTAACCATTTCTTTAATCTATTTCTTTCTTCTGGGTCTGGATTCTCACCAATGGGGTGTATTTCTATACCGCGTCTAAACACCTCACTAGTAATATGAGATACTGGGCCTCTGATTTCTTCAACCGACATTGCTATCGTTTGAAGGTCTTGTACAAGCTGCTGCCTGTATGCCATTTGATGACGTACCCATGTGTTTACAATTTGGTCCAGCCCAATAGTTGGAGCAGCGCCTGTGTCACCCGTAGACTTCATAACTTCAAGCAAACTTATTTGTTTATTTAAATCCGCCATTTGTTGTTGCATTTGGGGAACTTGAGGCATATATTCGGATAATTTCATTATTAATCCCTACTTAGTTTAGTCATATCTTGCATGGACACTAATTTTAATATGTTATCCATAGCTTTTTCTTTTAACTCAAACTCTTCAGAATGAGAAGCTTTTATTTCAACCTCTTGTTTTTCCGAAGTAATTGTGTTTAATTTTTGTTTTAAATCCTCTATTTCCTTATCTTTAGTTTCAATTTCATACTCTAATTCAGCGGTGTCAATGTCAGAAGAAATATTCACATTTTCTAACACACCTTCACTAGCCGCTTCTTTTATCAAAGCAATAAACTGACCTTCTGATAACACTGTAACCGCAGAACTATCGTCAGGAATATCATCATCAGCATTCATATTTTTTAGTTCTACATGCCAAGTGTCTAATATTCTCCATGTCCCCGCATCATTTTTCAATGCTACATATTGCTGTCCTGAATCTGATAACATATTACCAATTACCATATACTTCTCCTAATTCTTTTCTATCTTTATATTATACTATAATTTTTATATTTATCTTCTGCCTGTCAATTCTTCACGAAGTTGATTATTCTCATGTACATATTTTTCCGCTAAATCTGTGTACAGCAAAGTCAACTTGTCGACTTTTTCAGTTAGAAGAAGTATCTTAGATTTCAAATCTTCTTGGCTATCTAAGATACTAGTTATACCTTTCATCTCCTCTTGATGATTATAAAAGGTATTGTCAAATTCCTTACGTTGATTAGTGTCCATTTTACCTCCTAGGCAATTAGACAGGCGCTCCAACCACAGTTTTTACAAGTCTCGCACCCATCAGCAAAAACTACATTAGGAGTATCACAACATTTTATATGAGTTGGTTTATTTATAAGAGATTCTTCTAGCTCAAACCCATCTAAGGTAGGTTGTTCAGCTTGTTCCTTATTCCCTTTAACTAAAACCTCTTTCTCACGGCTTCCAGCTCTGTATACGGTAATTCCTTTACACCCTTCTTGCCATGCTAACATATAAGCATTTTCTACGTCTTCTATAGTAGCAGAATTTGCAAAGTTTATTGTTTTAGATATTCCTGAGTCACAAGAACCCTGAAAAGCAGATTGCATAAGAACGTGGTCTTCTGGAGAGATTTCTGGCGCTGTGGCATAAACGGCCTTGACCCAATCAGGTACCTCGGGTACGGTGGTCAAAGAACCTCCATCAGCTAAATAATCCATCAAATCTTCTGAATAGAATCCGTGTTTTTTAGCGTCTGCTTCAAAATACTTGTTCACATAGTTTAATGTTTTCCCTTCTAATATGTTTTGTTTTTTCCAAGCTAACGCAAACGTGGGTTCGATACCACTAGATGTGTCAGCTATCATTGATATTGTTCCTGTAGGAGCAACTGTTAGCCTACAGTGATTTCTAAATTTTTGAGTTGCTTCATCATTGAAAGGAACATTGTATGTACTTTTTTCCCATGCTGGGAAAGTTCCTC